GTGCTGTAAAGCGAAAACAACAAGCAGGCAACACCGGACCACGGCCGAGTAATGTCAAGACAATCCTTAAAAAATCCAGTCGCTAAAAAGCTCGGTTCTAGACTATTTTACCCCAGAGTGGTAAAATCTAAAAAATTATACAATCGTAAAGTAAGAGATAAAAATGCCTGATAAAAAAACAAATCAAGAAAAGTCAGCGATGGATGTTATTAAGGAAAATACCACAAAAGACGCTGCTAAGATATTCACTGATGAAAAGATTAAGAACAGAAATGAAAAGAATTTTAAAAAAACTGGGCAATATTTCTTTAAACTAAGAGGTGGTGGTATTGCGATTAAAGGAACAAAATTTAGAGGGGTATTTTAATGGCTACATCAGGAACAACTAGTTTCAATCTATCCATAGAAGAAATGATCGAAGAGGCTTATCAACGATGTGGTCTCGCTGTTAATTCTGGTTATGATTTAAAAAGAGCAAGAGTTCTTTGTAATTTAATATTTTCAGAATGGGGCAATAGAGGAGTTCATCTTTGGAAAGTTGAATTAAAAGTGCAAGCTTTGAGTACAGGAGTCGCTACTTACAGTGTCGCTTCTTCAGTTAGTGATGTTTTAGAAGCTTATATTTCATCAACTTCAGGAACAACAACGAATACTCAAGATGTATCTCTGTCAAAGATTGATAGATCAACTTATGCATCGTTGCCTAATAAAGGTCAATCTGGAACGCCTTCTCAATACTATGTAGATAGACAATTAACACCTACAATTACTTTATATCAAGCACCAGATTTAAATACTTATACACATTTAAAATATTACGCTCTTGAAAGAATAGAAGATGCCGGAACTTATACTAATAATCCTGATATACCTTTTAGATTTTTACCATGTTTAGTATCTGGTCTTGCTTTTTATATATCACAATCAAAAGCACCACAAAGAACCGAACAATTAAAAATGTATTACGAGGATGAATTACAGAGAGCCTTAGTCGAGGATTCTCAAAGCGCATCTGTATTTATTTCTCCTGCAAACTATTATCCATCGGGGTCATTCTAATGGGTAGATTCGCATCAGGTAAAAGATCAATGATGAAATCTGACCGATCAGGTCAGTCTTTTCCGTATCAAGAAATGATTAGAGAATGGCAAGGATCAATGGTGCATATTTCAGAATATGAACCTAAACATCCACAATTAGATCCAAAAGTTTACGGAGCTGATCCTGAAGCATTATTAAATAGTAGAAACCAAGATTTTCAAACACCTAAATTGGGAAGAGGCGCAGAACCTACAACAGTTGTGCCACCGAACACTGGTTTATTCGCAGATTCTGGTGGAGCTGGAATGGCCACAGCATTATTAGATTTACCAGGTGATTTTGCATTTTTAACAAGAGGAATGATTCCATTAAACCCTGATCAACAAGCTAATGGCAGAATAGCTTTAATAGCCGTTGGTTCAATAACTGTGAGTATAACATAATGTCTATAACTTACGCAAATTTTGTAACTCAAGTAAGAGATTATACCGAAGTGGATAGTAATGTCTTAACAGCAACTATTATTGATGGGTTTATCAGAAATACTGAATTAGACGTTGCTGGAAAAGTTGATTATGATGATTTAAGAAAATATGCCGACTCAACATTTACTGCAAATAATAAATATTTATTGATTCCTTCAGATTTATTAGTTCCTAGAGCTTTGTTCGTAGCTACAACTGGAACATTAGCATCTGGTACAGTTGAATATATGGAAAGAAGAGATCAAACTTTTATGAGAGAGTTTAATTCATCAAATGCTAAAGGAGTACCTAAATTTTACGGAAACTTTGATGATTTTACTTTAATTGTAGCTCCAACGCCCGATCAAGCTTATCCTGTGCAATTAGAATATATAAAAGAACCACCACATTTTAACGCAGTGACGAATACGTATTTGTCAACCTATGCAGAAAATCTATTATTATACGGTGTATTATCAGAGGCGTTTTCTTTTTTAAAAGGACCTATGGATATGTACAATTTATACAAAGGGAAGTATGATATAGAAGTTCAAAACTTTGCTCTTCAACAAATGGGTAGAAGACGAAGAGGTGAATACGACGATGGAGTACCGAGAATAAAAATTGATTCTCCATCACCATAATTTAAGGAGATAAAAATGGCTATAACAACAAACGCAATTGCGAATTCGTTCAAAGGACAAATCCTAAGAGCAATACACAATTTCACAGCATCGACTGGTAATACATTCAAACTTGCAATGTATCAAACAGATGCAACATTAGGTGCATCAACAACATCTTATACATCTTCACAAGAAGTATCATCTTCAGGATATACTGCTGGTGGAAAAGCATTAGTTAATTCTGGTGTTAAAGTATCAGGTGCTGTAGCAATTACAAATTTTGCAAACGTATCTTTTACAGGTGTAACTTTGACAGCTCAAGGTGCATTAATATATAACGACACAGCTGCAGGAGATCCTGCTGTTTGTGTACTAGACTTTGGCGGACCAAAAACCGCAACTGCTGGAACTTTCACAGTTCAGTTCCCAGCATTTACAACTAGCGCTGCAATTATTAGAATTGGTAACGCGTAAATTTTAAGGAGGGCCAAGTGGCAGATATTATATTTTACATATCACCACTTGGTGCTCATACCATGTTAGGAAAATAACATGGCTGACGAAACAGTAATCATATCATCACCTGGTTTAATTGCTTGGAACAGCGGAGAGTTCGGAGACGATTCTTATGGTGGTCAAGAACTATCTATAGGTTTATTACAAGGCACTACAACTGTAGGAGCTGATGCAAACGTATCGGTAACAGGAACTCAATTAGCATCTGCTATTAATTCTGTAACGGAAGATATCTCACAAGATCAACCAGTCATAGGTTCTCAAACAAATATAACAGCTGGTTCTGCAGTTGCTTCTATTCCAGAAACAGTCACAGCAACAGGTACACAAATTAATTTAATAGTTGGAAATGAAACGGTTGATATTCAACCAGATGCAGGTTGGGGTATTGCAGGTTGGGGTATAGTTCCTTGGGGTGAAGAAGATGATGTAATTGTCCCTCTTACTGGAACACAAATTAACGTTGCACAAAATTCAGTAGTTATAGAATTATTAACACCAGTAGATGTAATAGGATCACAAGTTAATATTTTAATAAATAGTGTTACAGAAGATATAAAAACAGATGCTTTTGTTACTGGATCTCAATTAAATGTATCACAAAATGGAGTAACAACCACAGCTAATTCTAATGTTAATACCACGGGTGTTCAAATCAATACTTTAATCGGAGATGAATCTATAATAGGTGATGCTAATATTAATTTAATAGGAATTCAGAATAATATATTTATTACACCAGTAACTCCAAATGCTGATAGTAATTTATCAGTTACTGGATCTCAGATTAATTTAGACGAAGGCTCAGTCACAACAGAATTTCAACCTGATGCTGGATGGGGTGTTTCTGGTTGGGGTGAAGTTCCTTGGGGATTAGAAAACGATATTATTGTAACTATTAATGAAGGCCCATTAGCTGTAATTGAAGGATTTACATTTGCTATTCAAATTGATGGTAATATTTCAATTAACGTTCAAGATGAACATAATTTATTAATATTTGAACCAAACGGTATAACAACTGCAGCTGATGCAAATGTAAATGTTACGGGATCTCAATTAAACATTACAGAAGGATTAGCTGGAGCTGTAATTACTGCTGATGCTAATGTAAATGTTACAGGATCTCGAATAAATGTAGTACAGGGTAATGCTATAGGTTTCCCAACTATTGAAGTTCCAGTTACTGGTTCTCAAGTTAATGTTTTAATAGGAAATGAAGATACTAGTGCTGGAGCTAATGTTAATGTTACTGGATCTCAAATTAACTTTGATACTGGTCAAGTTACAATAGCCTTTGGATATGATGTATCTGGATCTCAAATAAACTTAATAGCAGGACAAGCAACAGCCACTGGAAATGCTACAGTAAATGTGACTGGAATACGCTTGAATACTACCGCAGGATCTGTTAATATTCAAGCATGGGCAGAGGTACAAACAGGGGCTAATAATATTTGGACTCCGGTTGACTTAG